GTCAGCAGAGGACAAAGAAAAGGAAAAAGAAAAGGAGCCGTCAGCAGACGAGGACAAAGAAAAGGAAAAAGAGCCGTCGGCAGACTAAGACGAGGAAAAAGAGGTGCCGGACCTAGACCTGATGATTTTAGGTTTATTCAAAATGAAAAATGGTTAAAGCCATTTTTAATAGCACTAACAAAAAATATAGATGCTTATTCTAAAAACGATAATGAACCTCATCAAATAACATCAAAAGAAGCCCAAGACTTTGCCATTGATAATGTAGATCGTGTGTTTAGACCGACTATGTTGTCTTCTAAGACTAAAAATCAATACAAATATGATTGGAGTAAATGTCCGGAAAAACAACAATTAGATTTGTTTGATGATTGTAGAATAAGTCAAGGATTTGGAGATAATATAGTTCCAGGTGCGCGAAAATTTGACCCGAAATATCATTTACCATCATCTTATCAAAATAAAAAAGAAAAACAATTAGCTGAGAATAGTTATAAATATTTAAAAAATATGGAAAATATAAATGATATATTACAAACACCAAGTAGCGATTATACAAGATTTCAGTCTGATAAAAAAGATATAAAAGATAAAACATTTATAGAAGATTTAAGAAATATTGAAAAAACACAAAAGGATTCATATAGAGCAATACTGGAAGCATATGGTTATCAAAAAGAAGTAACAACTAAAGAGCTTATAAACTCTTTAAAAGAAACTAAGGATGAAATTGATGAAACGCATAAATCTATAGATGAAAGAATGGAAGCAGAGAGAAAGAGGAAAGAAGCAGATAATGAAAATAGAAATTCATTCTTCACTGAATAAAGGAATAAAATAATAAGGTGGGGGTAGATGGAAAAATGGATAAATTATAAAAAATAATTATAAGCAAAATTATTTTTTATGAATCATTATTACATATTTGTCCATTATTAGACATACCATTTATTGAATCACAAATATAATTAAGAGGTTTTTTAATATTATCGTAAACTCCTTCAACAAAATCAATATGAGAACCCATTTTTTTACATTCTTCCATTATTTCTCCATCTAATTTTTTACAAATTATATCTAATTTGTCATTATTTTTTTCAATATTTTTATTTAGTATAATCAACATTTCCTTTATTTCGTCAAGTGTAGTTGACATTTATATTTATATTTATATTTATATTTATATTTATATTTATATTTATATTTATATTAATTATAATTTTAAAACTTATAATTAAAAATTGATAAAAGAAAATAAACAGAATTGTATACTATAATATAATATCAACTATGCCAGTAATGGAAAAATCATGCCGTTTACTTGACTTTAATATATATGATGAGGTATTGGAAAAAGAAAATTCAAGTGGTAGTGAAAGTGATGAACAAATAATAACTCAAATAGATAATAAAAGATTTATTATTCAAATATTTGGGATTAATGAAAAAGGAGAAACCTTTTGTTTATTTGTTAACGATTATAAACCATTCTTTTATATTAAAGTAGACGATGAGTGGGATTTTGAACAACGCGATGAATTCATGGGTCATATTAAAAATAAAGTAGGAAAATATTATGAAAATTCTATTGTAGAATGTAAATTAATAAAAAAGAAGAAATTATATGGGTTTGATGGAGGGAAAGACCATAAATTCATATTAATTAAATTTAATAATACAATTATAATGAATAAAGTTAAAAATTTATTTTATTTTTATGGAAAAAACACTGGAAGAAGATTAAAAGAGAATGGATATATATTCAATAATACCAATTTGTATTTATATGAAGCAAATATTCCCCCACTTTTAAGATATTTTCATATTAAAGAAATTAGTCCATCGGGATGGATTTGTATACCCTTAAAAAAGGCAATCCGTCCAACTAAAAAAACAACCTCTTGTAAATATGAATTTTCAATAAATCATCAGGACATTGTTCCTTTGAATAAAAAGGAGGACCGTGTTCCCTATAAAATATGTAGTTTTGATATAGAGGCAAGTAGTAGTCATGGAGATTTTCCAGTTCCAATTAAATCGTATAAAAAATTAGCTACAAATATCATGGAAATATATGATGAATCTGAAGATGAAATAACAAAATCACAAGTCAGTAAAATAATAAAAACAGCATTTGGATTTGATGATTTAATAAATATAGATAAAGTGTATCCCAAGATACAACCTAGTATAAAAAAATTAAATATATTATTAGAACAATTATTTTCGATGACAATAGAAAATATAGGGAAAAAAGAGTCTTCTGAAAATTCTATTGAAAAAATGTTTGAACGATATAATTTGGACGAAGATGAAGATGAAAACTATGATGATAAAAGAACAAAGATAAATATAAAAACCAATATTATAGATTTAATAAATAATACATCCATAAAGCGCGATATCAAAGTCGATGAAATAACCGATGTATTTAAAAAAGTAAGATTTCCATCGTTAGAAGGAGACAAGGTAACATTTATAGGCTCAACCTTTTTAAAATATGGAGATGAAAAACCTTATTTAAACAATTGTTTGGCATTGAATACATGTTCTGATGTAACTGAAATTCAAAATTCTGAAATTAAATGTTATAATACTGAAAAACAATTATTAATGGCTTGGCGTAATTTGATTCAAAAAGAAGATCCCGATATTATTATTGGTTATAATATATTTGGTTTTGATTATCAATTTATTCATATTCGTGCCCGAGAAAATAATTGTGAAGAAGAATTTTTAAAATTATCAAGAAATTTGAATGAAGTATGTGGAAATAAAAATACAGAACTCGGACAAATAGATATTGAAGAAAGTAAAATTGTGATTGCTAGTGGAGAACATGAATTAAAATTCATCAAAATGACTGGACGATTACAAGTAGATTTATATAATTATTTTCGAAGAGATTTCAACCTAACTTCATATAAATTAGATTATGTATCTGGATATTTTATTGGTGATGGTGTCAAAAAAATAGAACATGGTGAAAATAACACAAAAATATATAGTAAAAATATGACTGGATTAGAAAATGGTAGTTTTATCAATTTTGAAGAAACCAGTCATTCAACCGAAGTGTATAAAGATGGGAAAAAATTCAAGGTTATAAATTTAAATAAAAGCGACGGAACATTCGAAATAGATGGAATAGAAACTCCCAATATGACAAAAAATGTAAAATGGGGATTAGCCAAGGATGATGTAACACCACAAGATATATTTCGTATGACTAATGAAGGTCCTGATGAACGCGCTATTATTGCGAAATATTGTATTCAGGATTGTAACTTGGTTCATCATCTGATGAATAAAATTGATGTAATCACTGGTTATATCGAAATGTCCAAAATTTGTAGTGTTCCGATTAATTTCTTAGTTTTGAGAGGACAGGGAATTAAATTAACTAGTTATATTGCCAAAAAATGTCGTGAATTTAAAACACTATTACCAGTATTAGAAAAACCATTATTCGATGATGGATATGAAGGTGCTATCGTATTACCTCCAAAGTGTGATTTATATCTCGATAATCCAGTAGCAGTAGTAGATTATAGTTCCCTATATCCATCATCAATGATTAGTGAAAATTTATCACATGATAGTAAGGTATGGACAAAACAATATAATTTGAAAGGAGAATTAATTTCGGAAACGGGTGAAAAAGATGAATATGGTAATTTCAAATACGATAATTTACCAGAATATGAATATGTTGATATTACATTTGATACATTTGAATGGAAAAAAAATACTCGAGGTAAATCAGAAAAAATTCACAATGGAACTAAAATTTGTCGTTTTGCTCAATTTTCTGAAGGACATGCTATTATGCCATCCATCTTAAAAGAGTTATTAGCATCCAGAAAAGCCACGAGAAAATTAATTCCTCTTGAAAATGATGAATTTATGAAGAATATATTAGATAAAAGACAATTAAGTTATAAGTTAACAGCAAATTCATTATATGGACAATGTGGTGCCAAAACAAGCACATTTTATGAGAAAGATGTTGCGGCATCGTGTACAGCAACCGGTCGTAAATTATTGACCTATGGAAAACGCGTTATAGAAGAGACTTATGGAGATTTAATCGTTGATACTACCTATGGCAAAGTTCATTCAAATGCTGAATATGTATACGGAGATAGTGTAGCAAAATATACTCCAGTGTATGTAAAAGTGGCTGAAGAATTACAAATAATAGAAATGGAAAAGTTGGCCGAAATCTATGGTAATAATCAATGGGTCCGATGTTCAGAAGACGGTAAACAAGATAAAGAATTTTGTGAATTATATGGTGTTGAAACCTGGACAAATAAAGGCTGGACTCAATTACATCGTATTATTAGACATCAATTAGCAAGTCATAAGAAGATGGTTCGTATATTAACACATACAGGTATGGTAGATGTAACAGATGATCATTCTCTATTATTAGAAAATGGAAATGAAATTTCACCAAAAAATGTGGAAATCGGAACAAAATTACTTCATAAAACAGTAGAATATGAATCAAATAATGAATATTTGAGTGCTGATATGGCAAAAAATTATGGATTCTTCTTTGGAGATGGGAGTTGCGGCATTCCTGACTTTATATTGAATGGAACAGTTGAAATTAGAGAAGCATTTTGGGAAGGATTATATGATGCTGATGGTGATAAAGACAAAAATGGTATTGTAAGAATAGACCAGAAAAATCAAATCAGAGCAAATCAAATTTGTTGGTTAGCGAATAGTATTGGATACAAAACTTCTATAAATACACGATCCGATAAAATGAATATATATCGAATTACAGCCACCAAAGGTTCCCAACGAAAAATAGGAAATGCTATTAAAAAAATAGTGGATATAGATTATGATGATTATGTATATGATTTAACTACCGAAAATCATCACTTTGCGGCAGGTATTGGTAATATGATTGTTCATAACACAGACAGTGTATTCTTTACATTTAATTTAAAAACATTAGAGGGGGAAGATATTAGAGGACATAAAGCGTTGGATATCACCATTAAACTAGCTCAAGAAGCAGGTGAATTGGCAAGTAAGTTTTTAAAAAGACCACATGATTTGGAGTATGAAAAGACTTTTATGCCTTTTGCCTTACTATCGAAAAAAAGATATGTTGGAATTAAATATGAATTTGACCCGAATAAAGGTAAAAGAAATGAAATGGGTATTGTTTTAAAACGAAGAGATAATGCTCCGATTGTAAAAGATGTATATGGTGGGGTTATCGATATATTGATGAAGGAACAAAATATCGAGAAAGCGATTGAGTTTCTACAATCATGTTTACAGAATATAATTGAAGAAAAATATCCAATGGATAAATTAATTATTACGAAATCATTACGGTCAAATTATAAAAATCCCCGACAAATTGCTCATAAAGTATTGGCTGATAGAATGGGTAGAAGAGATCCTGGTAATAAACCAAGTAATGGAGACCGTATACCATTTGTTTATATTGAAACCAAAAATAAAAATGGACTACAAGGAGATAAAATTGAACATCCTGATTATATTATAAAAAATAATATTAGACCGAATTATTCGTTTTATATTACCAATCAAATTATGAAACCTGTTCAACAAGTATTTGCGTTAGTATTAGAAAAAATAGATTCATTTAAAAGAAAAAAGAAACGGTTTCAAATGAACATAGAATCATTGCGTAATACAACCGAAGATAAAGATAAAGAAAAATTAGAAGAGAAAATTACAACACTGAAACATAAAGAAGTGAAGACATTATTATTTGATAAATATTTGAGAGAAACCAATAATAGGCAAAATAATATGAAAGATATTACATCATTCTTTGTTTAAAGATAGCTGATTACATCGACTAAATAATAAATAAATATTTAATATCTTAATAATGATTTAAAAACATTTTTTTAATATGATGTATAATAGAATGCCAGCACATAGTAAACAGTTAAAAGTATCAAATGTATATGGATTTTTAAGTCAAATATATTCCAATTCATCTCCTGATACTATTATTAAAATAAAGAGTCGGGCTGCGTCATGTTTTTCTAAAACAGGAAGTAAAAAAAATATATTAAAAGCGATTGAGTTGTATAATGAAGCTTATGAGATTCAATGCCAAATGCGTGGTTCATATCATCCTCGAGCATTAAATATTTTAAATTTAATTATTCATTGTGAAAATAAGATTGAACAAATACGAAAAAATAACTCTTCCAATTAATTTAATAGATTTTGACAGTTTTTTGAATTATTTTATTTAATATATTTTTATTAAATAAAATTTTTATTATTTTTAATTTATTTATTATCATTTTCCTTAAGCTACATAACCACTTCGAGAACCAGAATACATTAACATTTTCTTTCCAACACCACCTGACCCTAAAGGATTGACAGAAAGTAATTTGTTGGTTTTTAAATAATTTTTTTGGTAATCAACTGATTTACCGTATAATTGAGGTAAACCACGACTACCTTTAATTTGTTGATGTCTGTATACAGATACATTACTTGTTCCAGTACGAGGGGCTAAACCACCCATAATTCCAAAAACAGAAGTTTTATTCGCAATAGAAGGAGTGTTCCTTGCTCTTTTACTACCTTGCATATATCCGACCATTATTTATACACTAACTCATTATTAAAAATAAATTGTTGGTATTGATTGCTTTTTATTTGAAAAACTTTTATAACATCTAACAAATCAACATAAATACTAAATTCAATATTATAATTATAATGACTGAATTTAAGATTTCACACGATGATGATATTATTAAATCTGACGAAGGGTTGGTGTTCAACCCTTATAATTCTAATAATGTTGAGATTACATTGAATCAAGTTCAATCTATTCTAACAAGATATGGAGTTCCTGGAAAGGTTAATAATTTAGCTCTTTATAAACGAGCATTTGTTCATAAATCTTATACTAAAAGACCTCAATTATATAATCTTCAGGAAAATATTACCATCACAGAACAACCAGTAAATTGTTTACCATTACATACAAAATCCAACGAACGATTGGAGTTCCTTGGAGATGGAGTATTGGAATGTATTACGAAATATTATTTATATCGTCGTTTTCCAAAAGAAAATGAAGGATTCATGACAGAAAAAAAAATCGCTTTGGTAAAAAACGAATCTATTGGAAAATTAGCATTGGAGATGGGTCTTCATAAATATTATATTATATCGAAACACGCAGAAGAAAAGAAAACTAGAACGAATCTAAAAAAATTAGGATGTTTGTTTGAATCGTTTTTAGGTGCTTTATTTTTAGATTTTAATAAAATTCAAATAAAAGATGAAGATTCGTGGTTCGAAAGTGTTTTTGTTACTGGACCCGGATTTCAAATAGCACAGAAATTCATTGAAAGTATATTTGAAAAACATGTCGATTGGATTAAATTAATAACAGATGATGATAACTACAAAAATATTCTTCAAGTGAAAATTCAAAAGAAATTTCAGGATACTCCACATTATATTGAAATAAGTCATAATGATGAGACTGGATATAATATGGGAGTATATCTCTGTTTAGGGCAAAAAATTCATGAAGTTAAAAAGGAAGATGCGATTGATTTTAATTTCTTTGGTTCTTTTGATAAAATTCAAGAGGAATTTGAAGGTGAAGGTAAAATATTTGTATTTTTTAGTAATGGTATTCATAAAATTAAACGAAAGGCTGAACAAATGGCTTGTGAAGAAACACTTAAATTATTAGAATAATAAGTAAATAATTCTTTTTTTATGTCTTTATTTATTATAGATGTCTACAAATGTTTTAGAAAAATTAAAGATAAAACCTGTCGCAAAAAATATAGACCAATTTAAAATAAAAATAAAAAATGCTCAACCATCTGATGAAGAAAAAATAGAAATAAAAACAATTGTCAATGACAGAACGAAAGAAAATCTAATTAATAGAGAGGATTTTCTTAAAAAACTTAATTTAACAGTAATATCAAAAGTTCCTACAATAATTGTTAAGGAACCTATATCTATACCACCTCCTAAAAAAGTGAAAAAATTACCAAAAAAATTAAAGTTAGTATCAGAATTTTCCACCACTAAAGATGCTTCTACTAGTAAAGATGATATTGCTAGTAAAGATGCTAGCACAGCCACCAGACGAACAGCACGACCAAAAATGGATGTAATCGTTGATGATATTGATTTAAATCAAATCATTGGTGATACAAAAATTAGTTCTCGTCTTCCGGTTCCAGAAAAAAAAATAGTATTGCGAGCCAATGCTTATTATATGAATAATCGCGAAGTCTTTATAAATTTTATAAATGCTTTATTTAGACCCTATAAAGAAGAATTTCAACAAGCAGAATCAACTCTTACATGTGACCGTCCTGTCAATGCTCAATTTAGATTACTTACTCATCAAAAAATTGTTCGTGATTACCTTAATTTATACACACCCTATAGAGGATTGTTATTGTATCATGGTTTAGGTAGTGGTAAAACATGTAGTTCTATTGCTATAGCAGAAGGTATGAAATCCGATAAACAAATTATTGTAATGACTCCGGCTTCATTAAGAATGAATTATTTACAAGAGTTGAAAAATTGTGGAGATACTATTTACAAAAAAAATCAATTCTGGGATTTCGTCCCTATCGGCGCCAAAGGAAAAGAAGATAATAACTTAATTAATACATTGTCCTCTATTCTGAGTATTAAACCCGATTTTATTAAAAAAAATGGTGGTGCTTGGTTAGTAAATGTTTCTAAACCTAAATCCAATTATGAAGAGTTATCTCCAGAACAAAAAAAAATGCTAGACCTACAAATTAATGAAATGATAGTTCATAAATATAAATTTATAAATTATAATGGTCTACGCAATAACCATTTAAGAGATCTAACCAGTGATTATACTATTAATCCATTTGATAATAAAGTGGTTATTATTGATGAAGCACATAATTTAATTAGTAGAATCGTAAATAAAATGAATCGTTCAGAATCAATCTCTATGAGATTATATGAATATTTACTTTCAGCTGAAAATTGTAAAATTGTGCTATTAACTGGAACACCGATGATTAATTATCCGAATGAAATGGCTATTATGTTCAATATTTTAAGAGGATATATTAAAACATGGACTATTCCAATTAAAATGAAAGCCGCTGGTCGCAAACTGAATAAAGAAGAATTACTCAAAATATTTGATAAATTCGATATTCTAGATTATTTGGATTATAAACCTCGTTCGGGATTACTTACGGTTACTCGAAATCCATTTGGATTTATAAATATTAACAAAGACACTGCTTATAAAGGAGTCTCGAATTTTAAAGTTAATAATCGCGGAGATATTAATGACGCCGATTTTATTAAAATCCTAACTTCTATTTTAAATAGAAATGAAATCGAAGTAGTTTCATCTAGTATTCAAGTGGAAAATTATAAAGCACTGGAAGATAGTTTAGACTCTTTTCAAACTAGATTTTTAGATCCTTCTACCGGAAATATTAAAAATGCGAATCTTCTTAAGAAAAGAATACTTGGTCTCTCTTCCTATTTTCGAAGTGCTCAAGAACAACTAATGCCTAAATATGATAAAGACGCTGATTTCAAGGTTATAAAGATTCCAATGAGTAATTTTCAATTTGGTGTATATGAACAAGCTCGTATTCAAGAGAGAAAAGTGGCTAAATCGGCTGCTAAAAAGAAGAAGAAAAATAATCCTGCTGGTGATGATATATACAAAGACACTTCTTCAACTTATCGAATTTTTTCTAGAGCTTTTTGTAATTTTGTTTTTCCAGAAAATAGACGCCCTATGCCTAAAGAAGGACAAGATATGGAAGAAGTATTAAAAAAAACCGCCGACGAAGATATATTAGATGCTATTTCTGTGAGAGAGAAAATCGATAATCCTGATGGATTATATGAAGTAGAAGATTTGGATGTCCTAGAAAAAGAAACTGATAATGAAAGAAGTGATGATTATAAAGAGAGAATTAATAGAGAAATGAATTATTTAAAAGATAATGCCTCTAAATATTTAACTCCTAAAGGATTAGAAATATACAGTCCTAAATTTTTAAATGTATTAGAAAATTTACAAGATCCCGAATTTCGTGGTTTACATTTAATTTATACCCAGTTCAGAACGATAGAAGGAATTGGAGTATTAAAACTAATATTAGATGCCAATGGCTTTACACAATTTAAAATTAAAAAAAATGAGGCGAATCAATGGAAACTTGATATACCTGAAGATAAAATAGGTCTTCCCACTTATGCCTTATATACAGGAACTGAAAGTGCCGAGGAAAAAGAAGTAATTAGAAACATTTACAACAGTAAATGGGAAAATGTCGATTCATCTATTATTAGTGATTTATCCAGAATATCTACTAATAATTTTTATGGAGAGATAATCAAGGTATTAATGATTACGGCGTCTGGAGCTGAAGGTATTGATTTAAAAAATACACGATATGTACATTTAATAGAACCTTATTGGCATCCTGTTCGAACAGAACAAGTTATTGGTAGAGCACGAAGAATATGTAGTCATCAAGATTTGCCTCCAGAATTAAGAACGGTAAATGTATTTTTATATTTAATGACCTTTACAACCGAACAATTATCAGGTGATGGAGCGATTGAATTAAAATTAAATGATGGTAGTAAATTTGACAAAGATATTCCTGTAACCAGTGATGAAGCCCTATATGAAATTTCTGTTATTAAAGAAAGAATCAGCACTCAATTATTAAATGCGGTCAAAGAATCTTCTATGGATTGTGCTATTTATAATAAACCTGGCACAAAAGATGCGGTTAAATGCTTTTCATTTGGTAAAGCGAACTCATCTAGTTTTTCATATAGACCTTCTATATCGAATGAAGAAAAAGACACAGTTACACAGTTAAATAAAGAAAAAATTACTTGGAAAGCGGACGAAATTACTCTACCAGTAAATGGTATTAAAACGAAGTTTGCTCGAAATATTCAAACAAATGAAATTTATGATTTACAAAGTTATAATGAAGCAGCTGAATTTGGTGGTGAACCTATACAAATAGGTAAACTAATTAAAAAACCTGATGGTAAATTTCGATTTGTTAAAAATTAAATATACTGACTCAAGAATAATAAATAATTTTATTTATTATTTTTGTTTATTATTTTTGTTTATTATTTTTGTTTATTAGATAAGCCTATTTTTAATATTTTTTTTAAATAGGATGGATTATTTGGATTTGGAGAATGTGATGTATATTCTAAATCAATATATACATCTCTTATTCTTTTTTTGTTATCTTTATCAATAATTGGCGTAGGTATTGGTATTGTTTTAACATTTGTTATGATTTCATTATCCATAACGATAGATTCTATACTACCAATACTACCAATACTACCAATACTACCAATACTACCAATACTTAAACTTCTAGAATCTTTATTTGTAATAATATCTGAACTATATGTCCGTCTTTTTATTATTAATTCTTTACTATTTTTTCTACTCATTGTAATTAATAATATATAATATAATATTATATTTCTAATTCAATTTTTCTAGAATTTGTTGACATAAAAGAAATATTTTATCTTGATTTTCTCTTAGTATTTTTATATCTGAACCCATATTTCTTTCTGAACCTAGTATTTTATTTTCTGAACTCATATTTATTTCTGGTTTGACGGTAACTGCTTCTGTTTTTCTCTTTAATTTATTAAACAGATTATTCACTTCTAATTTAATATTATTACTATTATTATTAGAAACTATTGTATCTTCCTGATAATCCATAGACTGATTTGATGGTTCATCTAACATCTCAAAGGATACTTTTTTATCAGAAACTAATGTTACTGGAGTTTCGACGATAGTTTTAGATTGAACGTCTCGTGAATTATTAATCCATTCCTCAGCTTCTTTTGACGCCATCGGAACTTCTAATTCTCTTTCTCTACTAGCCATTCTTTCAGCAATAAGTCTATCCATTTCTCCTCCGATTGGTTTATCATTATTATTATTTTTATCACTAAAATCAGGTTCTTCCGGTTTTTTAGGATTAATATATGTATTTAAATTTTCTTCTTGTTCTTTTAATTTTATACTAAAGTTATCTTTTCTCTGTTTTTGTAAATCATCCGCAGTGTATATCATTTGTATTTTTTTTGATTTACTATTATGCTCCTTTTCTTTATTTATATTAAAAATTATTTCTTCCATTGCCATTTTATTTTTTTCCATCAGAGATAAGTCTGAATTATTAGAATTAATTTTATTTATAACACCTTCCATAATAGATTGTATTTTGGTAAATTTATTATTTTCAATTCCATTAAAAATTTTGCTTTCTTCAAGTAAACCCCAAATCATCCCTTTATTATTATTACTAGTAAATTCCATATTAATAATAATATATTATCTTTTTTTTATATCGTTTCCTTTTAATTTCCATTAAAGTATTGTTTTCTTAATTTAAATACTTCTTCATCAGTTATTTTATTTTTAATAAAATGTTCTTTATTTTTATCCTTAATCATTTGAATTATAAAATATAGACAATACATTCCACACTCTGAATCTGTTTGTTGATGCTCTAACTCATTAATTAATACATCGAATTCGATCCCAATTTGTTTCCCTTGTTTGGTAATATTATCTATTAATTTTGTTACTTGTGGCGGTGGGGTATTTCCATTACTATCAAAATATATTATATATTTTTGTTTAATATTTATAAACATAGCAATCCAATGTTCTCCTTCTTTATAATGTGGGTCTGTATTTAAAACTATTCCAATTTTATTTTTATGTCTTTTTATCATATCACTTAAATTTAATTTACATAATTCTTCCCAAACACATTCTCCATATAATTTATGATGATCAAAATCAATGGGTGATGGACCTAAAAACTCAAAACATTTATAATATTTTTCATATTGTTTCATTACAGATTCTATATCTAAACTACTTAACCACTCATTTGATTTCCAAATATTATTGGATTTCGGAGCAAATGTATAATTTAATAATTCACTATCAACATTTCCCTCCATAAATTTACTTCTTAACCAACATGATTCTCTATCACAACTATTGGACATTTTCTCCTTTAATTCAATCCATATTGCTTTTGGATCATTAGTAGTTATTTTATCTCGATTATGTCGAGCGTTCCAATATTTTTTCATCTTAAACAATGATTTATCACTATAACATGTAAAATTTTGTTTATCTGGATTAGGACTACAATTCACCTTTTTATAATTTTTTTTACTCTTATTTTTTTTATGATTGGAATCATTTTTCTTTTTTGTCAGACTCTTCATAAATATTATTAATATTTTTCTTTTTTGGTAATCCTTTTGCTTTTAATCCTTTTGCTTTTATTCCTTTTGTTTTATACTCTTTTGTGTGTATATTAATAATTTCTTTTTTTGGTAATATTTTAATTTTTTCCTTTTGTTTTTTCTTTATTACAAATGTGTCTAAATTAATTTGCTTTACTTCATTTTTAGTTAATAATATATCACAATTATTTATATCATAATTATTTATATCATAATTATTTATATCATCATCATCATCATCATCAACATCATCATCGACCATATTACCACTCGGAACTATCATAGTATTATATTTATCTTGAATAATATCTTTCTTATCTATAAATTTCAAATGATTTATACACGATTTGATGTAACAATTAAAACTATCATATAATTGTAAATCATCTATTCCATTCCTAAATAATTTTTTCGTTAAATCTATTATTCTTTTTTTATAAAATTTTTTATCCGAAGTAAATTCATTATTGTTAAATAACTCTTTTTTTTTAACAACATGTTCATATTGTAATTTATTTGCGAAAAAAGTTAGTGTTATATTATCTATTGGATTCATTGAAATATCTATTGATTCATTCATTGATTCATTCATTGATTGATTCATTAATTTATCCATTTAATATTTTCAATGAATTTAATATTTGATTTTTTACATACAGGAATCAGTATTAGAACTATCTTTTAATTGAACTCTTGTATGATTATTAAACAAATTATAACCTAAATTTTGAACATTTGGATTAAAAGGTGCTAAATCAGGTTTATCAAATAATAATGGATGAGTTTGTTTTTGTGGTTTGTAATCAACTTTAGTTTGAAATAAGTCACTTGTTGATTTGGGAACAAATTCCGATTGTTCACATTTTTGTAATGCGAAAAATTGATTCCTTAAACTAGATTCTGTGTTAATATTATTAGAAAATCCATTCCACGGAGCCGTTGCGTTTCCTGGATTAAATACTGTTTTTGTGTTATATGATTTATACTGATTTAATGGGACAGTTGTTTTTTTATATTGATCCAATACCTGCATATACCCATATTTTGTAGCTACAGGTCGTATACTATATTGAGGTTGAAGACTCGCGGATGGCAAATTACGTTCAGACATTCTATTATTTATTTCATCCACTCTTCCATGATTACATGTATACATTCCTTGTATTACTCCAAACATTCTATTAATATATATCCAGAATATATTATTTTTAACAATATATTCTGTGTAACAATATTTTAATCTAAAGATTTTTTAATCTAAAGATTTTTTAATATAATATAGTATAATAAATGTGTGGTATATTTGCTATGTTCTATAGTTTAACAGATTCTATGAATAGCATAGATTTTAAAAATATAGAATATCAGTTTAATAAAGCACAATCTCGAGGACCAGAACATTCTATTATTACAAAAATTGATAATAATACTATATTAGGATTTCATAGATTAGCTATAAATGGCTTAGATGATATATCGAATCAGCCTATTTACAATAGTGGAATTTATTTAATTTGTAATGGTGAAATTTATAATTATAAATCTATTTTAAAGAATCTAAATGTTCAACCAAAAACCAATTCTGATTGCGAATGTATTATTCATTTGTATAAAAAATATGGTATAGAATATACATTACAAAATTTAGATGGGGTGTTTTCATTTATATTATATGACACCAATACGAATCAAATATATGCTGCTAAAGATCCATTTGGAGTGCGACCAATGTACATAGGAACGGATGAAAACACTCTTATATTTTCCTCTCTTTTAAAACAGATTACTAATTTAACAAATAATGTTGAAGATTTTCCATCGGGGTCTTACACGAAAATTTCTCGTTATAATGATAATGAGTTAATATTATCTGGTTATATTTCATATACATCCTTTAATTATCGCCATACAATTAATACTAGTTTGACTGACCATTCTTATATTTATAGTGATATTTACAATTTATTAATAGAATCTGTTAAAAAGAGAGTGATTAATTCAGAAAGAAATTTTGCTTGTTTATTATCGGGAGGATTAGACAGTAGTTTAATTTCGGCTATAGTATCTAAATGGATTCCTTCTGGTCAATTACAAACATATAGTATTGGTATGATAGGTGGTTCTGATTTAAAATATGCCAAAATAGTATCTGATCATATTAACAGCAAACATACAGAAATTATTTTAACAGAAAATGAATTTTTTGATGCTATTCCAGAAGTTATTTACAATATTGAAAGTTATGATACAACAACTGTAAGAGCTAGTGTAGGTAATTACTTAATTGCTCAATATATATCTAAACACAGTGATGCTAAAGTTATATTTAATGGAGATGGTTCAGATGAAGTGACTGGTGGATATATGTATTTTCATAATTGTCCTAATGATATTGAATTTGACTATGAATGTAAAAGATTGTTATCCAATATTCAATATTATGATGTTTTAAGAAGTGATAGAAGTGTATCATGTCATGGGTTAGAATGTCGAACTCCTTTTTTAGACAGGTCATTTGTTCATCATTATTTATCTATTCCGATGGAATACAGAAATCATAATAATGGAAAACGAATCGAAAAATATTTGTTAAGAAAATCTATAGAACGTATGGATCCTAATTTATTATCACCTCAAATTTTATGGCGACCTAAAGAAGCGTTTAGTGATGGGGTTAGTTCTCAAGAGAATTCATGGTTTAAGATTATTCAACAAATGTTAGAGCATAAATATACAGATGAAGAATTTCAAACACAAAGTAATATATATTCAATTAATAAACCTACTACTAAAGAGCAATTATATTATCGAGAAATTTTTGAATCACATTATAAAAATAGAGAGAATATCATACCTAATTTTTGGATGCCCAAATATTCAGATACAAACGATGCTAGTGCTCGAACATTAAATGTATACAATACAACAGAATCCAAAATAAATTTATCAATTGATGTCGAGTCAATAGAAAACTCTTTGTAAAAATCTGCTTTCAGTTTTTATTGTGGATTTTTCATTTTATTTTGTTTTTTTTATCAATGTAATTTATATAAATGAATTTAAAATATCAAGAAATGGTATTTGACTGGATATTATATTTATCATGGATTTTATATCTTACAGCATATTTTGGAATATTATACTCTTATAATGGACAGGCGGAATTACTGAAAATATTAGACACATATATGAAATATTATATATCAGCCTTTTTACTCATAAGATTTAACCCTTTTACGAAAACTCAATTTACGAATTTTGATCGAAAAGTAGTATTTTCTTCCGCTATATTTTTAATAACTACAACTGCATTAGGTCAAAGTGCTAAAAAAATAGACATTATAGAACATTCGTTGAAATTTATGAAAGACATTCGTTAATTATCTTTCTTTTTACAGTTTTACAGTTTTATTTTTTATTTTTTACAGTTTTATTTTTCTTTTCTCTCTTGTTTCGGTTTAATGTTTTGTTATTATTTTCATAAAAAAATTGTTTTAAATGTTGTAACATTCTTTTGCTAATTATTTCATCAATCTCTTGTTCTTCTTTCGTTTTTTCAGTTATTCTATAATTATATCTGTTAAATTCTTTTTCTATGGATTCTATAAAATCTGATGTATTATGAACATCTTTTACCAAGGTAGAATCTAAAAATTGTGATATCATATTTGTTATTGATAATTTATTATAATAGGGTTTAATATTAATATAATACACTCTATCGTTATTCATCCCATCATGATATACATCGTCTATAAAACATATTTCTATATCTGTGGGTAATTTAGTACAATTTATAAAATCATCAATTGTTTTATCATGGGATGTTCTACCTAATTCGACTGGTTTACCTCTAACTTTAAAAGCTGCTATAATTTGATCAAATAATTTATAATCAATTTTTGTATCAAAATATTTTTTGATATTTAAAGCCCAGTTTTTATGTCCTTGATTATTAGTATAAATCATTACCTTATAGCATTTATTTTCTTCTTTCTTTAATTTTAAATACTTTAATATAGAAAATATTTTAGGTCTTATAAATTCAGGAAATAAATCTAATAGTTCGTTAAAATGAATATCAGAGTATTTGTCATTTTTAAAATAATAATTTAAACAATCGCAAAATATTCCAAATTCTGTAAAATATCCTAATGTTTCATCTAAATCAAAAACTACTATTTTATAAGGCTTATTCATCATATATATATATATATAATAGTTGTTTATAAAAATATTAACAAAAAAAATTATAAAATATTTATTAAATATTGACTGATATTATACAGTGATGAATTTAACACAATCTGATTATAGAAAAATAATTAACTATTATCAAATTCCTAAACAAAAAAATCAAACCTATAAAGATACGGCTGAAAACATATTAGCTACTAAATTATGTAAATGTATAAAAAAAATAGGGTTATATGACAATAATGAATCTGTATCCATATCAACGTGTAGAGAGAGAATTTTTAAAAATAGAGGTATCGATTTTTATAATTTCAAATGTAAAAATAAACAACGATTCATTTCCAAAAAAGGAACTACTAAAAAATTAAAGAAGTTTAGAAAAAAAATTGGTTTTAATAAGACAAAAAAATCAAAAAAAATAAATAAGACTAATAAATGACCAAACTGGAAGAAATGATTATTATAGCTCAAAATATTTCATATATCGAACCTACAAGTACTAATATTGATGAATGGACCTCTATAGAATTACTTCACAAGTCGATTCATATTGCGCTACAAAATAATATACAAATTCGCGCCGGACTTTATATATGTAATCAATTTCCACCATTAAAAATTATATACAAAAGTATATTATCGGGATATATCAAACAATTTATGAAATCCAATTCTGTGTCTACATAGACTAGAACATATTTGAAGTTTTTTTTAATAAAAAATTGAAATTAATTATAATCCAATAATACTTTATTATTAATAATTATGAATTATGAAATTATAAATGACTTGTGTAAATTTATATTACTTACATCAAAACAATATAATATTGATAGTTCCCATGATATTACACATAGTATGAATGTATTACATTATGCTCATACTATTTACGAAAAAGAAGTTGAATTAAATCCAAGTATAAAAGACCATATTATTATTATTTATTTGGCAGCCACTTTACATGATATGTGTGATAGTAAATATATGAATGAAATGGAAGGTATTGTAAATCTAGAAGCATTTTTAAAAGATAAAATAAAAATGAACGATTCTGAAAGAAAAGCTATTACAGATATTATCAATACCATGTCTTATTCTAAGGTTAAAGAAAACGGATTTCCTGATTTAGGAATATATCAATCAGCTTATCATATAGTAAGAGAAGCTGACTTATTAAGTGCTTATGATTTTGACAGATGTTTAATTTATGGACTTAATAGTAGAGATGAAGAGTTTAAAAATACTTTTCAACATGCCGAAAATTTGTTCCGAGAACGGGTTCTTCGACATGCCGAAGATAATTTATTTACTACTGAATATGCTAAAATGTGTTATTTAGAACTACATTTACAAGCGATAAAAAGAATAAATGTTTGGAAACAAATATTAAATATATCCCCGATTGATACCATATAAAAATTGATGTCAAATAATGACAAAAAATATAATAATAAATTAAATATATTATTTATTATAATAGATGAATACAGATAATATTATACCAGGTTATCAGGGTATTATGGATTTAGATGTAACAAATATGGAACCAATACATATAAAACAGGCGATTAATCAACATTATAATGATATAAAAATATACGCAGCAGAACAATCTAAATTAAAACCAGAGCATAGATATGAAAATACAATACTACGTATAAATAAACAACTTGAATTTACCCGAATAAAACAAAATCTATATTTAGATAATATTAATAAAGCAGCGTTAGAACGAAATATAATATATAATAATAGTAAACAGAAATGATGATTTTTCATTTTAACCAATTCATTTTAACCAATTTATTATTTGTCTAGATAATCTAGTGCGAATAAAATAATTTTTTCTTGTTCTGTTATTTTTTGAAAAATAAAACACTCATTTATTCTTATTTGAAATTTATGATTCTTAAAATTTTTACATATAAGATGAATACCAGTTTCGCAAATTTTAATATCTATTATTATTCCACCGGTTGTTAATTTTAAGTTGTTAGGATCTGTTAAATTAATCCATCTAATATATCTACCATATTGAATATTTGATAAATCGTCTACATATCTGTAGTCTTTTAATTTTTTATGGTATTCTTTTAACTTGTCTCTAGATAATTGTAACTGTTGTAAATAATCATTTTTCATTGATTTAATTAGTTTTGAATTTAGGTTACCTATACTTGAATTATTTTCATTATCTAGTGATTTTAATAAATAATCTTTATCACTATTATCATTCATATATTTTAATAGTGATTTATTTTTAAATAACTAAATATAATTATTATCGTCATATACTCCATCAACATTGATATGTCCCGAAATCCGACAATCTATAATGAAAATATCTATTTTCCGAAAATGGAGGATTTTATCATCCAATTTGATAAAACATACAATGAATGGCTAGAAATCCAATAATCCGCAATGAGTTTCCTTATTTTACCGATTCGGAGGATATTTTCCTTGGACTGAGTCAATGGGTATAATTATCCCCCAAATCCAGTGCCGAGGATTCTCAAATATGGATTTCCCATTTTCGGGGGATAAATTCTCTGATTTACCTTGACTTCAAGGGACTGTTTTTACACAAAAAATATACAATACTATTTAGATGATGTAGACAATCGTCTACATATGTAGGTAAAAAAGATGGACTGAAAAAAAGGCACTGTCAATGATGGTTGTAGGTATTTTACTTTTTTACTTTTTTCACAGACCTAATCTGACTTTTTAAAATTACACACATATATTTGTTGTGTTTTTTTGATTCTTGGAAAAAGGATTGAGAAAAGTGGTGAAAAAGCGTTTTAGAGCATTATGCTCTGATTTCAATTTTAATTTATTTTAATTTGTGATTGTTAATTTTTAAAGTATTTGCGGAAAGTATTTAGGGATATTTTCTGTTCTAATAATATAGAACGATTTAGAATGAATTTATATCCAAAAATCGCCAAACAATTTAATTGTGAAATATGTGATTATGAATGTAGCAAACCAAGCGAATGGAAAAAACACACATTGACTGGTAAACATATAAATAGAACAAAATTGAACCATTTAGAACAAATAAATAGCCAAAACTCTCAAAAAATATTTGTTTGTGAATGTGGTAAAGAATATTCTGCTAGAAATAGTTTATGGTATCACAAAAAGAAGTGCTCCATTGTTCAAGGGGAAGAAAACTCAAATACTAATAATACGAATACTACAAATACTACGAATGTAGATGTAGATAAGGAATTCTTGGTAAAAATGCTCTTGAAGAATCAAGATGTAATGGATAAATTAATGGAAATAATGCCCTTGATAGGAAATCAAATCAACAATAATACAAATACAAATAGTCATAATACGACAAATAATCAATTCAATATTCAGATGTTTTTAAATGAGCATTGTAAAGATGCGATGAATTTAACTGATTTTATAGATTCATTGCCGATAACCGCAGAAACATATGATCATACCATAGAGAATGGATTAACAAAATCCATAACAAAAATGATGGTAACTGGTTTAAGTGAAATGGATATTTTACAAAGACCGATTCATTGTACAGATGCTTCTAGAAAGACATTGTATGTAAAGGACAATGATATATGGGAAAAGGATAATGAACTACTACATATGTTGAAGGGGATAAGTGAATTGTCGTTGAAACAAAGAGTAAACATACATAAATGGCAAGATGAGAATGAAGGGTGGGATGTAAAGGATGATTTACAAACAAAAATAACCATGTTGGTATTTCATACGATGACAGACTTGGATAACGATGTAAAAGAAACAAGAAAAATAATAAGCGCCATAAGTAAAAATACTTATTTAACGAATGAAATAAAAAGTCAATATTTATCTTGAATTTCTCTCTACAAGTTGTATGGATAATTATATTATCAATTTTAATAATATAATTTGAACTGTAAAAAAGGAACTAATAAAAAGGAACTGTAATAAAGGAACTGTAAAAATTTGAAGTTACTATTTTTTTCCATATTGTTCTCTATATAACGCATCATTAATCATTCTGAATTTGGCTTGTCTAAACAATAATTCATGGTCGTGTATTGCGAATGTTATATATCTATAATTATCATCTGATGGCATATTTTTGACCAGACCATCTGGTATAGTCCATTTACAAAAGTGAGTTTCTGTATGCAAACTATTTGGTATATCCATACCTTCAAATCGTTCATCATATTTTCTTTTGCTAATAAATTCATTTTTATATATGAAAGGATATTCAAACTCTTTTTTATTTATTTTAACTTTAAGTATAATTGGCGCTTCATTATTAGGTAAATGTAAATCATTAAAATTATAATCAAAAGTAATGATTGGTGGATTGCATTCAAGACAACCAGTATCTTTAATTTCGATTTGATTATCACCTGATTCTAAAAAATATCTTGGAATGTTATCCATATTTGGATCTTTCGGTTTAATTACATTATTATCATTCAAATAATCATCCATATTAGAATATGTATTATTGTTGGTGTAATTGACATCAGCATTCGTATTCACAATTGGCAATGCATTATCAGGTTGACCATCATTAAAAACAGTAGTGTACTCAATATTATCATTAAGTATTTCTCTTTCTTTCATTCTTTGTTCCATAATTTCGGTTAATGAACTCATTTATAAAATAAAATAATTAATCTTTATATTTAATTTATTTATATCGTATTTGTAGTTATATTTTGTTGTTCGTGTTGTAAAAAACTTATAATATCTTCTAATGTTTTTAGATCAATTGATTCAGCAAATCTACTATGTGATAATAATAATTTTTTATTTGAGCGTATAAGATCTGCTATTTGTCCATGTAATAAAGTAATTTCTTCACTTTGTAATTTATATTTTTTCGCATCAATTATACTATTTTGTAGTAAATTATGATTTTTATTTTTTAATATTTTTATTTCATCACATTTCATAAAATTTAAATTTGTATTTGTAAGTTTATTTTCGGCAAGGATTGATAATTTGGTTCTTGATGTATTTATTTCATCAGTTTTCATTGAAATCAATTCAGAATCAGAACTAATTTTTTGATAGGTCAATTGTAATTTATTATGTAATACACCAATCTCATCATTTAATAATTTCTTTTCAATTATCATATATATTTCATCATCTTTGTCATGAATTTCATTCTCCAATAAACCTTTTACTTTATCTTGTAGTAATGTTATTCCATTCTGTATAATCGTTGATTTTTGAATTTGTTTATCGTCTATATTCATATCTAATATAATAAAAAATAAACTTTATATCTTTTTATTATATTTTGTCCCATTTTACACCCTTGAAGATTTAAACCCTTGAAGATTTAAAATGGGACAATTATTTTTTATACCTTTTTTGAGAACCATTACATGTTCTACATAACATTCTTAAAATAGCATTATCTTTATGATACTGTATCCATTTTTCTTGAAAACTATAATCTTCTTCTTTGAAACATTTCATATGACTTTTTGTATCATTAAATAATGTCGGTATATGTAATTTATTAATTTCCATAAAATCAATATATAATTTAGCAAACGGCATTTTCTCACTATGATGGTCTATTTCTATTCTATCGTGTTCGCCACATAATTCGCATACCTTTATGCAATTATTGTTTTTATATTCATCTATTTGTGGTTGAATGGAAACGCGCATAGCGATTTGTAAGTTATTTCTTGGTTTTCCTGTTATACATTTATTCAATACTGATACATCATCTATATCTCCATTGTTTTTAATAATATAAACAACTAATTGATTTTTTAATACAGGATTATAATTTATTTTAACATCAACAAATCCCAAAAATTTGTCAGGATATTCAGAATGTCTTGTAAATACTTGGCAAAAATCCGTATATTCTTGTGGG